AAAGGAGCAGATCCTTACATTTTTTATAGTGAAAGTTTAGGGAAGAAATTTAACAGTTTCTTTTTATCTTTAGAAAAAGACTCCTGGGAAATTTTAAAAATTCTAGTAGAAAATTGTAAGAGGAAACCCAATTTCATGGCTCTTATGTTTACTTGTGTCTCTAAAAACAGTTACTTATGCTTGAGATATCTGTTGAGTATAAAAGAAAATCTCGAAAATATTAATATGAAAAATAAAATCGGAGAAACGCTTCTTTTTAAGTCTTTAAAATTAAAAAACGTAAGTATCACTGAACTTCTATTAGACAAAAGAGCAGATGTCAATATTGATAATTCTAATGGTATAATGCCTATTCATATAGTAACCGAAGATTTTTTGACAACCAAGATAATAAAAAGAATTATGATTGATCAAAGAAATAAAGAAAATGTTACTAATTTTAGATTAAGAAAAGTTTTATGTTTAGGGATAGAAGTCTTTTGGCAAAATAAAGAATCAGAAGAGGTAATAAAAAATTTTGTAGAAAGATTTCCAGGATCTTTAGAGTTTCCTAAAGATATGACATCCAATAATATTATATCTGCGAATTATGACCCGCTAGCTAAATCTATTTTTTATAATACGTTAAATATCGTCAAATTTTTGATAAAAAAAGGTATTAATACTTATTATTTACATGCTACAAACTTCTTATTTGATTATATCAATTGTCTTAATGAAAATTCTATTGAAGTTTTAGAATACTTATTAAAAAATGTATTGTGGATAGATTCAATGAGTCCCGTGGACAAAGAAGACTGTATTGCTATTCTTCTCACAAAAAATAAAATTGCTGCCGTAAAAAAATTACAAGAATTTGGATTTAAATTTAATGTAAATAAAGAATGCGTTTGCGGTACCCGTTGTATTGATCATGTGGAAGATCCCGTGGAAAAAGAAAGAATTATTGAAAACGACAAAAGTGGAAAATTAATTGTTTGTTTGAGAGAAAAATCTTACGAAAATTATATTCACCATATTAATAAAGATAATACTATTTTTTGGAGTCCTGAAATAGTAGAAGAACTAAGAGATTATTATTATAAAACAACGATAAAAGAAGAAAAATTTTTAGCAAAAGCTTTTCTTTCTCCTTGGTCACCTCGGTTTAACAAAGTTTACAAAAAAGAAAAAAGAGATCTTGCTAAATTGTTAATGTTAATCCAAAAAAGAGTTGAACCTAAAGGATACAACTATGATATTTTTATCCATATTATTTCTCATTTAATAAGTTTAGATTCCCGTAGTCCATGGTTATAATCTTAAATTATAAAAGGATATAATTTAAAATGTGCGGAATCTTTTCTATTCTTCTAAAAGAAGAAGAAGATTCTAAAAAAGTTATAGAAGGGTTAAAAAATTTACAACATCGAGGAAGAGATTGTTTTGGAGTTTCTTATTTAAATGAAAAAATTAAACTAGTAAATAAAGAAGGATTAGTCTCAGATTTAGAAATTAAAGAAAAGTCTAAATCTTGGGTAGGGCATACTAGATATTCTACTTCAGAAGACGGAACTGAATTTGCTCAACCTGTTTTATCTAAAATTTCAGAAATTGAAGAATTTACAATTTCACATAATGGAAATATTCCAGAAACGGTTTGGAATGGTATAGAAAGAAATTATAAAAATCTATATTTTAAAGAGAATGTTTCCGATACATACAAGCTAAAATATTTTATAGAATTTTTGTCAGAAAATTATAGCTTTTTACAAGTTTTAAAAAAAATTATAGACGAAATCCAAGGGGCTTATAGTCTTGTAATTCATACTAAAAATGGCTTATATTTATTGCGTGACCGTTATGGGGTAAAACCCCTTGAAATTTATAATGTAGAAAATGGTCTAGTTGTTTCATCTGAGTCGTTTTCGACAGTTTCGGAAAGGGTAGTACCCTTTGTAGAGCCGGGGTCAATTTATTTTGTAGATTACAAAACTATGGGGGTTTCTCCCTTATATAAAATAAAAACGGAAAAAATCAGTTATTGCTCGTTTGAGTATATTTATTTTTTAAAAGGTGATAGGGAAATTAACGGTATAAATGTAAAAAAATTTAGAGAGACCCTTTCTGAAAAGTTAAAAAATCAGTGTTTTGAAGAATTTTTAAATTTAGATAAATCCGAAATTTTAGTTTCTGGAGTTCCGAGTTCTGGAAATATTTATGGTAAATCTTTTGCGGAAAAAATGGGTTTTACTTATTCTCAATTTTTAAACAAAAGAAAAGATTATCCTTATAGAACTTTTATTCTTCCAACAGATGAATCTAGAATTAATGCTTGTCAAAAGAAATACATAATTACAGAAGATATTAAAGATAAGATTATATTTTTAATAGATGATAGCATTGTTAGAGGTAATACAATGAAGTTTTTAATAAGTTATCTAAAAGGATTTCTTCCTCGAGAAATTCATCTTTTAATAGCTTCTCCTCCTGTAAAAAGTCCTTGTTTTTATGGTGTAGATTTTCCTGATATTGAAGAGTTAATTATTAATAAGATGTCAAAAGAAGAATTAAAAAAAGAATTAGAAGTAGATAGTTTAATTTATCTAGAAATTGATAAATTAAAAGAAATAAGTAGTAACATGTGTACTTCTTGCTTTACAGGAAGCTATTTATTTTAACAAAAATGAAAATTAATATAAATTATTTTTTATAAAACTAACAATGTATTACACTCATTACTGCCGTGAACATGATGTTTTTCACACTCTTGAAGAAAAACGAGTAACAAACCCTTGTGAAATGAAAGGGAGATGTAAGACTCATATTATCCGAAAAGTTTCAGAAAAAGGAGTTTTTGACAGAAATCCGAAAACAGGGAAGCTTGAAAAAGTTTTCTCTATTTAAGTAATACTAATAAAAATGAAATATTATTAGTATAAATTTTTATAAAAATGTCACTTACTTTTGATCTTTTAGTGGATTATATAAAAAGAAGTCCTTCTTTTTATAAGACAGGAATCGATGTTTTTATACAAGTTTATTGTAACAATAGTTTTTTAAAAAGTATAAGAATCTCTACTTCTTCTCCTATCTGGATTTCCCGGGAAGAACTTTCTCGAAAATTATTTGAAGGTTATTCTCATAATCTTTTATTTAAATATGCCTTTGTAAATTCTAAAACAGATATTCTTTTAGAAGATAAAGAAGAAAATATGATAAGTCAATTTTCTAGCTTAACCCTTTAATTTGTATTTTTTTATTTGTTTCTCTAATATAACTAGTGGCATTTTTTAGTGCTATTTCATGAAATATTGGAGGAATATGATTTCTCTTTATATCCATAAAAAGAATAATTCTTCTTCCGTTTGGATTAGAAGTATGGTGAATATAAGTATCATCAAAAAGAACTAGTTCTCCTTCTTTCCAAAAATAATCTTTTTTATCTACGTTTATTTTTGCCATTGGAGGTATTTCAATTCCAAAATGTAGTCTTAAAACACCTTTCCAAGGTCCACGATGAGGAAAAAGAACTTTTCCTTTTTCCATAATAGAAAACATCGCAACATCTACTGGAAGAGTTTTTAATAATTTAGCGGTTTCTGGGCATTTTTCACAATTTTCTTTATTAAATTTATCATGAAATTTAAAGAAAAATGTCGACCATTTCTTTCCTCCAAAATCAGCTAAAGGTTTTTGGTTTGGATCTATATCTTTAAATTGAGGAACATCGCCGTTAGCTACTCTTAAACATTCTTTCCTAATTACATTAAAATTGTCAATTAAAATCTGTGCTTCCGGGATAATCTCTCTCCAATTTAAGAAGGGAGTTCTAAATTTTTCAGGAATAGAATAGTGAATCATTCCATTTAAAGAATTAAAAAGTATATTCTTGTTTTTAGTTTCCATTAATCCTTCAGAAATCTTTTTTATATCTGTTAAATCTCTCCATTTCTGAGAAAAAAAGATTATTATTGCTAAAATTATTTTTATATAATATAAATATGATTCCATATTTATATTATATAATTTTTTATAGACTAATGAAAATGATTATAAAATAATAAAAATAATAAAAAAAATGTTTGTTTGGTACTGTATAGATCACGGGGACTGTGTGATAACAGATAAAAAAGAAAATCCTCCTAACTCTTGTATAGAAAAACAGGATTTTAAAATTTTATCAGAACCAAATGTCGCCATAGGTTCAGAAATGTTATGTAATTGTGAAATGATTTACGAGATAACAAATTCAGGAGAATGGATAAGAAAAGGAGATAATTATTCTTTACCTATAAAAAAATATTTTGAAATTATGAATGATGGATATCAATTAGAATACCTTGAAAGATTAATAAAAAATAAATCTAATTAATAAAAAATGATTATAAAAATATAATCATTTAATTAAAATGTGTCCTTATAGCGCAGATGATTTTTATTTTAGAGTAAAAAATTCCTCTTTTTTTAAAGAAAATAACAAAGAAGTAAGAATATATGTTTATTTAAATTCTACTTGTTTTAGGTATTTTACTATTTCTACAACTGATCCTATTTGGGATGATAAAGATAAGCTTTTTAAAAGACTTTCAGATGGAGAAAAAGAAAAAAATAAATTCTTATATTTTTTCATGGATTCAGAGTCAGGAGATGTTTTAAAAGTTGATAAGTTATTACGACATCTCCAAATAAATTAATTATATTTCATTAATTTTTATGTTATTTTATGATATAAAAATAATGTGTACAGAAAAATATTCTATCAATATAGAAAATATAAAAATAGATGAAGATACCAAAGTAAAAGTAGTAAGAGATGACATGATACCAGGAGGAACAAAGCAAAGAGCTATAGATGTTTATTTTAAAAAAAAAGGAGAAGAATATATCTATGCTGGTCCTCCGACCGGATACGCTCAAGTCGCTTTAGCTGAATCTGGAAAAAAATATAACGAAAAAGTAACTATATTTTTGTCTAGAAGAAATAGTGATACTAAAGCTACAAAAAAAGCTAGAAGTCTTGGAGCAAAAATAATTTATACAAGAATAGGTATGAATCTTAAAGATTTACAAGAAGATGCGAAAAAATATAAGAATAGAAAAAGAAACAGAGTCTTATTGCCTTTTGGTTTAGATAACGAAGACTTTGTCGAACGTCTTGTTATATGTATAAAAGAAGCTTGGGGTAGAAAAAAGAAACCTCAAAGGATGTGGCTTGTGGCTGGGTCAGCGACACTTTTAAAAGCTCTTCATAAAGTTTTCCCTAAATGTCATTTTCTTATTGTTCAAGTAGGAAAAAAAATATGGCCAGACCAATTAGAAGAGATAAACCATACTTTATATATTTCTTCAGAAAAATTTAGCGATGAAGCAGAAATACAACCACCTTATCCAACTGTTAAAGCCTATGATGCGAAATTATGGAGATTTGTTTTAGAATACGGAAAAAACGGAGATTTTGTTTGGAATGTTGCGAAAGATTAAATTAAAACTAGAAGAATATTATTCTTATAATAAAAATGGGATACCCTTATTATAAGAATTATGTAGATAAGAAGAAAATATTAGAAGATTTTGAAAAATTAAAAAATTATAAACCTAAAATTAAGAATTTCAGTTATCAAAATTCTAAAGTATTTTTTTTAGAAAATTATAATACCATCAATAGAGTAACTGATTATTTTTCAGAAGATTGTAGAGTTAAATGTAGTTTTAGAAATAACCCTCCTCCTATAGAAAAATTTAAGGAAATAGAACATTTAATAAAACCTAATATGAATTATGAAAAAATAGATAAGATACTTTATGAAAATATTAAAAATTGTAGTAATCTTAATACAACTCTAATTATATCTGTTTTTAAATTTTTAAAACCCACAAAAGTTTTAGATTTTTCTGCTGGATGGGGTGATAGATTAATCGCTTCTATGGCTTATGGCTGCGAATACACTGGAGTAGACCCGAGTAACTGTATGTACAAAAGATATGAAAATATGATAAAAACTTTAGGAGGTAAAAATAAAAAAGACTATAAAGTTTATAAAAAGGGATTTGAAGATTTTAAAGTAGAAAAATCTAGATACGATTTAGTTTTTACAAGTCCTCCGTTTTTTGATTTAGAAATATATGAAGATTCTGAAACTCAAAGTGTGAAGAAATTTAACAATGTAGAAAGTTGGAAAAAAGGTTTTCTTTTCCCTTCTTTAAAAAAATCTTTTATTGGATTAGAAAAAGAAGGATATTTGGCTATATATGTTTCTGATTATACTCTTAATGGTAAAAGGGTTTCATATGTTAATGATATGAAAAATTATATTAGAGAAAATTTAAAGATGAAGTATTATGGAACTATTAACTGGCAAAATACTTCAAATATTAATAGCAGTATTAGAAAAATATATGTTTGGAAAAAATAAGTTATATACTTAAAAATGATTTTTTTACTTCTAAATTTAGAATTAAAAAAATGTCTGAAGTTAAATTTTTCTCTCTCCGAAACTGTTTGCCAGCAGTCTATTCTTCTACAGAACTTTGTACTTTTGGTAATTTTTGCGATGATACAGTAGAAAAAAAGAATTCTAGTAATACTTGTCCGCCTTGTTGTGGTATTCCTATCGCATTTCCAATAGCAATTGTGATAGATATTTTTACTTTTATCCCAAGAATGACATGCTATAAAAACTAATTCTTCTATTTAATTTAAATAGAAGAATCCTTTATTGTAAACATTTTACAGTTAATCCATTTAAAATATAAAACCATATTTCTATTGGAATATAGAAATGGTGCTCAGTGGTTCTAGTTCTTAGTTCAATTAAAAGTATTGTAAATATCTTTTCTTGAATGTAATAGGGGAAAAGATTATGATTTTTAAAATTCCAAGGAATCGAAAATTTTTCATCTACAAACTTAACTATTTCAGCAGGAAAATTATAATATAAGGAATAAGATAATTCTCTTTTTTTTGTTGTTAAATCATTTCTTCTTGCTCCGTTTTTTATTAAGTATACTATTGCTTCTTTGTTTTTATTATAAATTGCTTCTGAAAGACATAAACCACCTTTACCAAATTTAGTATCATAATTTACATCTGCTCCGTGTTCTACAAATAACTTAATCATTCTTAAAAAATTAAACTTTATCGCAAAGAAAAGAGGAGTTTTTGTTTTATAATCATCAAAACAATCTACAAATCTAGTATTTTTTAGTAAAAATTTAGCGCATTCGTAAGAATTTTTTTTAGCGCACCAATGAAGAGGTCTCAATCCCATGTAAAACTCTTCCTTATCAGCTCCTTTGAACAATAGTAATTTTAGTATCTCTAAATTATTTTTAATACAAGCCATTATAATATGAGGAACATGTCTTGGAGAAAG